AAGATATATCCGATTTGGCTAATTTTCTAGAAAATGATTGTGTTGATGAAAGACCAGATGACTGGATGATAGAATTAAGATAACATCTAAGTTTTTTAAGAGATTACCAGTGCTTATTGAAAGAGTAATTGGTCAACTCAAAGAAAGAAGGCAGAATATTTTAGATGGACATATTAATTGTATCCCGACCCCGTTTAAAAGATTTAAACATGATTTTTTAGGTATTGAAAGAGCAACTCAGATGATAATAACATCTTTTACAAAAGGTGCTAAAACTCAATTCGTTTTGTATTTATTATTTGAGGCTTTACTTTATCTATTTAAAAATCCTGATAAAGCAAGAATAAAGATTTTCTATTTTGTTCTTGAAGAAACACCAGAGGGTATTACAAATAGGTTTATGAGTTATCTATTATACAAGATAGATAAAATTCGTATATCTCCAAAAGATTTGCGAAGTACAGATAATGAAAATCCTGTTTCGGAAGAGATACTTAACAAGTTTAATACTAGTCCATATAAGGAACTACTTGACTTCTTTGAGAAATCTTTCATCTTTAGTACAACTGATACCGCAATGGGTATCTATTCAGAATGCCAACAATATGCAGAAAAACATGGTAAAATACATTATACCTATTTCAAATATAGGGATGAATTTGGTGAAGAACAAGATGGTCGTAATTTTGACCACTATGAGCCGGATGACCCATATGAATATAGGTTAGTGGTGATTGACCATTGTGGATTACTTAGACCTAAAAATGGACAAAAAGCAAAAGATGCTATCGACGAGTTATCTACATCATGTGCTAAATATCTGAGAAACAGATATTTTTTTACGCCAATCTTAATACAGCAGCAAATGCTGACAAAGAATCAAATGATAGTGTAAAACTAGGAAGAACCAGACCAGATAAAAAGGGTTTAGCTGATTCGTCTTATACCGCGAATGATTGTAATATTTTATTAGGATTGTTTTCACCAGCTAGATTTGGGCTAAGTGAATATTTGGATATGATATTAAGATACTTAAAGATAGAATAAGATTTGTTGAGGTCGTTATTAACCGAGACGGTGAAATGGGTGGTATAATGCCACTATATTTCGATGGCGCAACAAACACTTTTGTAGAATTACCATTGCCTGATGACCCTAAAATGCAAGAGTGGTATTCTTTTATTAAACAACAAGATGAAAATAAAAGAAAGCAAAAGGTATTCTTTGTAATTAATAAAGTTAAAAATTTAATTAATGGAATTACCAAAAGTTAGGAGTGAGGTAGTCGATTACAATCCTAAATTTATTATTTTGGGCGGAAAACCGAAGATGGGTAAATCTACTCTTATGGCTAGCCTTGAAAGTAATTTAATTATAGATTGTGAAGACGGCTATCGAGCTTTAAGTGTGATGAAGGTACAGGCTCGTAATGCGAAAGACCTTTTCGATATTGCGAGAGCTGTAAAGCAGGAGATTGATAATAACAATGGAAAATTTCCATATAGGTTTATAACTATTGATAATGCTTCAAGAATAGAAGAAATGTCATTGAGTTTAGCAGCTAACCTATATCGCAAAACCGCAATGGGTGCGAATTGGGGTAAAAAGCTTGGGCCCGATGGCAGACCCGTTAAGGATGCTAATGGAAAAACTGTGGATGACCCAAAGGCAGATGTTCGAACACTGCCTAATGGGGCTGGATATTTGTATTTACGGAATGCCGTAAAACAAATAATCGACATGTTTAAACCATTATGCGAAACCTTAATTCTTATTACGCATGTCAAAGATAGAACCATTAATCGCAATAATACAGAACTCACGGAAATGGCTATTGATTTAGCCGGTAAACTGGGCGATATTATATGCGGTGAAGCTGATGCTATCGGTCTCGTGTATAGAGAAAAGAATAAAACATTTATCTCTTTTGAAGGAGGAGAAAATGTTATTCGCGAAGCACGACCTAAACATTTACGTGGTCGTAAATTTGAGGTTATTACATCAGATGCTGATAATAACCTAACAATAGATATGAGCAAGATTTTTATTTAATTACATATGGCATTTAATACAATCAATAACTCTGAATTTCAGAGAAAATTATATATTGGATATACTCCAGTAAGGGTTTTAGCAGTTAATCCGACAAAGGAACAACTTGAGAAATACTTTGGTCAACAACAAAACGAGCCCAATTATATGGGAACGGCACTTGTTAATGGTAAAGAGGTTCCTCAAGTAAGAATTGAGTTTATTCTTGAAGCAAAGAGACCCGGAACTAATGATAACTTTTATGTTAGGTTGTCATTCTTCCTTAATAAGGGTTACGCTGCTAATAAATTAAACACAAAGGTACAGGTAATTGATGTTTATGGTAGAACTGTTTGGG